AGTGTATCTTCTGGGTTGTCTAAACTTGTATTTTTAGCGTATTGTATTGGTGTAATGTAGTCAATGTCATCTAAAGTATAACTAATAACAGCTATTTTACCATTATTATAAACACTATTAACACCATTTACACCCACTTTAAATGGTTCATCTAAATCGATTGTTCTTATTTTAAACAATTTACTATTAGTTATTCCAGATATTCCAGCCATACTAACCTCCTCCTATGTTTATATTGTCTATTATATTACCTATTATATTTTGTTGTATGGCACCACCATAGGTGTTTGTTGTGTCATTATATATACCTAAATCTTTTATTTTTTGTTTAAAACAAATAGCGATATTCATATCTGGACCACTAAAACCAGAAAAAGCTGTGTTTTCTTGGAAATTTTTATCCGTAACACCTCGTTTGTCACCTACAGGTATTTCTACAATTTCTTCTAACGTTGGTTTTATTACTGTAAAATTTTCTGTAGTAGATGTTAGTATAAATGGTTGACCGTCTATTTGAACGTCTACCGGTTGTCCTATGGTATAATTATCCAAACCAACTGTATTAGAATATGTAGCAAATACATAATTTATATACTCAGACCTTTTTATTTTTCTTTTATAGTGTTCCATACGATAGTTAAATAATTTTTAACTCAGAAAAATTAATTTCATCACTGCTATTACCATTTATGTTTTCTATATTAAAAACTTTATCTAAACTACCAACACCAGGACTATCAAAATATGGGTTTAACACTTTAATTTTAGCGAATCTCCAACTTGGGTTGGCGTTATAAACATCTAGTGTTATTGCTGCGTTAGGTGGGTTGTTAGGTGCTCTTGGTATGTTTATTAAATTTGTAACTGTCCCTGTTTTGGAATTAAAAAATAAAACCTCAAAAAATAATTCTACAAATGTATTTTCTTTAACAAACTTAGGGTCTTCTTTTATGTAGAAAATTCTATTAAAAGGAAATGTAGGTGTGTTAGTGTTTATATTTAAAAATTCAGAAAATAAAAAATTTTGTTCTCTTTGGTTACTTGAATCGTAAAAATCTATCCTGAAAAAACTATTTTTAAAATTATTCCTGTTTTCATTTACTTCATCATCACTAAACCCTGCAGCTAAATAATCATTCTCGTAGTTGTTTGTTTGTTTGTTCAGAAACCAAAAATTCATTAATGTTTGTGCTGAAAAAACAGATGAGGTAAATTTTAATGTTTCAGTATCTACTATATTATTTCTAATCACTAGAAAATGGTATTGCTATAGTTTTAGCTAAAATAGGTTCAGAACCTAAAAAAGAATTAACAGATATTCTTTTATTTATGGCTGGGTCATAATCATTTAAAATTTTATATTTTAACATTAGTTTGTTTTTACTCTAACTTTAATATCTTTATTTGGGTATTTTATTTCAAACATGGAGTTTGGGGATGAGAATATCGTAAAGTCGCTTAAGTTTAAACCATATACTATAGGTGTATTTTCATCATTAACCGCTAAAAATTCTTGTTGTGACTTATTACCAGAATAATTACCACCAACCAAATTATTAACTGTTAGGTTAACAACATTTAAAACACCTGGCACATTATTAATATTTTCTATTAAATCAGCTATATAAATATCTTCACCCATAGACCACTTTTTAACATCAAAATAAGATATAGTTTCTCTAATTGCGTTATTAATGACTTCTGATTGATTAAATGTTTTATCAACAAATAAATCTATATTAATCCCTAAATTTATTATAACACCATCTGTTACTTCAACATAGTCATTAATCATTCTGTAATCCGCTAACCATGTAGCTATATTTTCTTTTAGTGTTGTGGTAGACACATTTGACAACTGCCCTTCACTGTTTATGCCTATGGTATTGATTAAAACCTTATTAGACCTTTCTTCAACTGACCATCTAAAAGCCAATCCATATTTTCCAGGCATCTTTAAAAATTGAGCGACATAATCTTTAATGGTCACACTTCTATTTTGTCCAGCAAAGTTATACTTAATTAAGTGTCTTAGTTCTTCCAATGATGGAGCTTCAGCTCCACCAATAGCTGGTACAGGGTTTGTTACTCGTAGACTTTTTCTAACTCTTTGATTTATATTACTGTTAGGCCCTATAACTGTCATATTATAATTACCTAAATTAGTTAAAATACCACTACCGACATTAGAGCTTGAACCACCACCTACTCTATACTTCACATATAGAACATTTCCTTGTGTTGGTATCTCACCTAGAGCTGTAGTGTTAATAAAATTAGCTGAATTACTAATCAAACCTTGTAACTGATTGTCAGTATTACTAGTCCCACTACCAAAAGTTAATTTAAGAAAACCATTGTCAGTATATTCTGTGATAAACCTTCTGGTTACACTTTGCCATTTAGCTGGTGTTATAGACCTATTATCTGAATTTCTTGATTTGTCGTCAACAAAAACTTTATCTTCAGCTAAAGAATCAACCTCATACCATCTAACATTTTTATCATTAAATAAACCTTCAGAAGGTGTCCCACCAACAGAATTTTCAAGAGTTATAATACTCTCTACTGATAACACATTTGTTTCTGGTAATGTTATTTGTAAAAATGGTCTATAGTCTGATGGGTTTATACTTTTTGAAAAGTATGTGGTCCTACCATTTACCACTAATTCTCTTTTTGTGAATGTGTAATTTGTTAAATCACCGTTTGCGTTGAAGTTCGGTATTATAGTTCTATTAGGTATCCCACCACTTGTAAATGGTGAGTTAAAATCTATATCTTCTAAATTTTCAAAAACTTTTCCGGCTCCAGTGACTTGTGCTCCATAAACTAAAATTGGTGCGTATCTTGTGTCGTAACTATCACCATAAGGTGGTACTTTTACTGAAAAATCAACTAAAGTTATAGAAGGTCTAAATCCTGGTACTTTAACACCTAAAGTTCTACCTATAGATAATATTGATTTTCTTTCTTGTGCGTACTCAATTTGAGTCTCATTAAACATCCTATCTGTATGAAAAGACAACATGATGCGTCATTAAAGTCACTAAATATTTCTGGGTAATATTTTTTGACAAAAGTTAATAATTCACTTCTTATATCAGCAAAGTTTCTAGCTAAATAATTTATTTTTTTTGTTGCCATGTTACAATTCTATTGTTATAAAGTCACTTTCGGAGAAAGTATTATTTGTCACTGTGTATTCTAGTCTAACGATAACAGAATGTTCTGAACCATCTATAGGTTCAACTTCTAATCTATCTATAACTAAGTTGGGTATATATTTGTCTAAAGCTCTTTGTATTTCATTTTTTATATCTGTTTGTACTGTAACGATATTTGGTTCAAAAAGAAATTTCTTCAAATCAGTACCAAACTCTGGTTGGTATAGCCTTTCACCTTTATTGGTTAATAATAGGTGCATAACATCGGATTTAATTGCTTTCTTATTTTTTTTAGTTAAATCTAAAAAAAACCCCTTTTCGGAATCTAAGAAAGGAAATCTTATGTTTATAAAAGATTCTTTAGCCATAACACATTTTTATTAATAAATATCTAATTAATTAATTTATCTTAAAAAAGTTAAATGTAAATTTTAGGCATAAAAAAAGCCCCATAATGGGGCCTTGTTTATTAAAAATATAGCTCAAACTATTTTGTTTATCACTTTTTGTTAAATATGATAAACAAAACCCTTACTTGTTTGTTGTTTCTTCTGTTTGTTCTATTGCAGATAAATCTATATCTATCTCACAAGCTCCACCTGCACACGCCAACTCACCACTTAAGTCCGTATTATCTTCCGTCTCAACAATTTTACTTAAATCGATATCCAATAAAGAATCCATCATTTCAAAATATTTTTCTTCATCTATATCTTCAAATGGTGCCTGAACATATGACCCACCATCATAAGGTAATACTGATAATCCATTGTAAAATTTACGATTTTCCCACATCCACTCACCAGCTAAATCCCAATCATTTTCTTTTAATGAAATTGTGGCTGAAACATTGTGTGTGTTAGAACCTTTTCTATGACCTGCATTTACCCACTCTTGTGATACTTTCTTAACTCTTTCTAATAACTCAAAAGGGGATTCAGTTCTTAATATTGCTCCTGTTGGTGATTTTTGTGGTATCTCAATAACAGCTGTATCATGTGGTCTGTAATATTCATCTTGGACTAATTCTGGATGAAATTGAGCTAAGTATCTGTATATAGATTCATTCTTACCAACTCTAATTCTTCTAATATAATAATCATTATGCCAAGCGTGAATACCTGAACTAGTACCTAATGTAAGTGATGTGGTACCTGCTGGTTTAACTGTTGTACATCTAGCTGCTGGATTAATTCCTATTAATTTAGCTACTCTAGTATTTTCTCTTTTCACTAAACTAGCTGATTTAGTCATATCATAACCTAAAACTGTACCACTACCGATACCAGTCATAGATACACCAATTAAAGCGTCTTTTTCTGTTGTTTCTCTCCACTCTTCTCTTAGATAATGGAAATCCGTATAACCCGCTTGTAGTGTACCAATAAACGCGGCACCTTTAACTCTTTCGTTTAAATCTTCTTGTGATTCAATATCCGAAGCGTTCACCTCACATAGGTTACAGAACTGAAATGGTCTTAATGCTATTTCACAACATGGGTTTGTTCCCCAATCTTTGTCGTTTGAGAAATAAATACCTGGTTCCCCAGCTCCAGATAACTCAACACGTTTCCAAACATCTAAAAAGAATTCTTTTGTTACTTTGTGTCTCATTAGAACCGCTGAGTTATTAGCTCTACCTCTTTGTGGGTTAAGTTCCCACCAGTTCCCAGCTTTACAAGAAATCATTTCATCATCATCCGCTGAGAATAGAGATATTAAAGCGGCTCTACGTATACCACCAGCTAAAACAGCGTCAGCTATATAACATACTATGTCGTGTGTTTCTATTGTTGATAGGTTATCACCGTCTTCTTTTTGACTTAATATACCCTCAATTTTAAGTAGACACTCTTTAAGTTGTTGTGGTCCTGGTGCTTTACCACCAGGCGTTACTAACATCGCACCTTTTGGTCTGAGATCAGAAAAATCAAATTCTATACGTGAACTCCTACCGTTAAGATAAGATTTCATTAATACTTTAATCGCGTCAGCCCAACCTTCAATCGAGTCACCAATTAAAAATCTTTTTTTCCTTTTCACATATGGTTTATTAATTGGTGGTAGTTGTGCTACGTGGTGTTTTTGTACTGAATACCCAACACCAGTACCACCTAACAAAAGAAACATACATTCACTAAAAGCGTCTATACTATCAATAGGCATGTACGCACAATTATAAACTCTATTTGGTGATATCTCTATTGGTTTTCCGCCAAATTGCATAGACCTCATTGAGGGTAATATTTTTTTATCATATACCAATTGATATACTTTATTTATTTCGTCTTTAAGTTTTGGGTATCTTTTAATATGCATGTTTTTATTACGTGTAACTAACTCTTCCCAAGTCTCCCTTCTTTCTAATTCTGGTGTGTACTTAGCGTACTTCATATAGACAGTAATGTCTGATAGAATTTTGTTTGATAACTCCATTTTTTTTAAAATTTTTTATTTACTTAATTATTGGTTTTTGGATTCAACCCCTCTTTGTTCTCTTCTTAGTTTTGACATTTTCAATCTTTCTTTTGCGTTTTCTTCTTTCCTAACCTCAACCTTTCTTTCATAACCTAAAAAGGTATCTGAAGTATTTGTGTCAATATAAACACGACCATTATCAAATGTACAATCCTCAAAAAGAACACCGTCTTTTCCAAATCTAGATTTTAAAACCGCTATTGTTGCTCTATTACCTTCTTTTTGTGATAGAGTCCTAGCGATAGACATAATAAAATGTCCTATTTGAGCTTTTTTAATTGACCCGCCCATTTGGTCACCTGTAACAACGTCTGATGAAATAGAGCTTCTATTACCTTGTACTGCGGTCCATCCCACAATATTGTATTCGGCTAACATAGATTCAAAACCTCTCATAACATTACCTTCACCTGACCATTCATCATTATATCTCCTTGTTGATTCCACACAGTCAATATAATCTAAAATAATCATATCAGGTTTAAATCCTGTTGAGATTAGGTGTCTCACATAAGTTTTAATGTGATTAACAGTAATCCCTTCAGAAGGAAACTTTCTAATTATTAAATCGTTTTCTCTACCTTCAGTTTTTTCTTTAATAACTTTTATCACAGCTTCTTTATCATCAGATAATTGATTTAACTCAATACCACTCCAACAAGACGCGTGTTTTCTTTTAATTACATCAGGTATGTCTTCAAAAACAATTTGTAAAACATTTACTCCCACGTTGTAGGCCGTGTTCGCCATTTTAGTTAGTATAGTTGTTTTACCAACACCATACGGTGCTAATACAACCCCTAGTTCACCTCTTGATAGACCTCCATCGGTTAGTTCATCTATACCACTTATTCCCGTAGGAACTGGATGTCTAAAATCCTCCTCTAAAACTGTGTCCCACCCATCAACAATAGAGGTTCCGTCATCTTTTTCAGCTCCAACGGATAGAGCTTCTTTCATAATTTCAGCACATTCTTCGTATCTACCAAATTCACCATTATCAATGATTTTAGATATCTTATCATTAGCTTTTTTTAATTCTTGTTGTCTACAAAAATTTAAAGACTCTTCTTGAATGAACTCCCAATCTTCAACTTCAGTGTTTCTAATCTCTTTGGTAATTTCAAAAACATAATCTTGTGTTATTTTGTCTTTGATTTCAACCTTTAAAATAGTTTCCGAAGTCTCCCAATTAGGTATTTTCTCAAATCTTTCAAATTAATCTCTAACGGTAACTACAATAAGTCTAAAATACTCATTATCAAAATACTTTGCGTGAAGAATATCTACTATTCTATCTGCGAATTTTTTGTTTGCTGGATGTAATAATTGGTTTATGAGTTCTGTTTGGAATTTATAGCCTAGATACCCTAATGTTATTTTTTTTTCGCTCATTTATATAAACTATTTAATAATAAATAATCAGGCTAATTTGATAGAGCCGTATTCCACATTTAATTTTTCTTTGGAGAACGTTTCGGTTATTCTATTGATGATATTTGGTATAAGTTTTCTAATATCAACCGAATATCTAACCCTTTGTTGGTAGACATTTCCAGTAAATTCTTTAGATATAACTAACCTATCATCAACCTTAATTTCCAATTTAAAAATATCTTCGTTATCAAAAATATTTTCTATAATTATTTGTTCTTGGGTTTGTTTTATGTATGTATTAAAACCCTTCCAAAGGTATTCTTTAGATTTTTTCTTTAAATCTCTCTCTATTATTTCTACAACGTCATTAATACAGTCGTATGTATTAATAGACCTTAAAGATTTTTTGTTAAAATTTTTTACATTAAAATATCTTTGACAGATAATATTTCCATTAATATATAAAATAAATTCACATTTTTTCATCTTACTTCTTTTTAAAATTTAATTTTTCTTTTTTTATTAGTTTTATAAATGGTTCCATAAAATTTAAGTACCCATTTTCTCCCCCAGGTAAGGCGTAAATAACACCATCTTCAATCATCATTTTTAGAACATTTTTTTGGTCTCTACC